GCAATAATTAATAAATGACATTTATAGATAGTGTGATTCACATTTTAGAGGAGTAAAATGTCAACTTCACTTTATGAGCAAGCGATTATTGATGCGGAAAGCCTGAAGCGTATGGCTGAGGAAAACGCCCGCAATCAGGTGATAGAAGCAATCACCCCCCAGATTCGGTCACTAATTGAAAGTGAAATGCTTCAGGCTGATTCTGTATTAAACGAGATGATGGGCTCATGCTCACGTTGTGGATCACAAAAGTGTGGTTGTGCTTCACCTTGTGAAAGGTGCAACATGCATCCTTGCGCTTGTGAAGGTTGTTCGCGTTGCGGCGGTCCACTAACTAGCGAAGGTAGTTGTATGGAGTCAAGCTGCAATGCTGGTGACGGTGCTTGTGAAAAATGCGGCAAGTCGGGATGTGAATGCGATGGCATGGATGTATTAACTGATGTTGATGTGATTGATGAGGCAGAATTGAAGGCAATGGAAATGCTTGTTAATTCAACCGTTGATGTAAGTGCAAGGGATATTATTGAGAGAACACATAATCTTCGTAGAAACCTTGCAAAGTTTGTTATTGTCAAAGAATCCTTTGATTTAGACAAGTTGGATAATGAATCAAGGATTGAGTTCTTGAAAAGATTTAATGATTTGATGCGTGAAGGTGTAATTTTACGCAATGAGACCATACTTATGAACGAAGCTGACACACAGCAGGTTCAAAATTTATTAGATAAAACCATTAAGGAGATGAAAACAATGTCAGAAACCCTGAACAAATCCCTCTTAAACAGGCTATTTGAGGCTGAAGAGGGCGGTGAAGTCGAAATGGACTTAGGTGCCCTTGAAGTTGAAGATGCACCTGTTGAGGCTGCCGAAGAAGAGGCTGCCGAGGATGAGGGAGTTGAGGTTCCGGCCGATCTCCTTGATGATCCCGAGGTCCAGAAACTATTGGCTCTGTTAGCCGGCGAAGAAGCCGGTGAGGAAATGGCTGAGGAAGCCATGGAAGAGGCCGATGAGGTGAAGATGGAAATGTATAAAGAGGAAGACATGGGTGAAGCAGTCCATGAATCTGATTCTCTTGATGAAGTCTTTGAAATTGACGTCAATGAACTGAAGGCAGAATTGGCAAAACTCCAGGAAGGAGATGCCAAGGAAATGGCTGATCAATTCGGTGGTGGCGAAGTGCTTGGCGATGTTGTCTTTGAAATTGATGAAGAAGACCTGATCAATGTTTTGGCTGATGAGCTCGGTCGTAAGGATGTTGCCACACCCATGGTTGAATCTCGTCGCCCTCGCCGTTCACTACAAGAGAGCCGTCAAAATCGTGCTCTCAAGATGCAATTGTCTGAGGCCAAAGAGGCCGTTAGCTCGCTGCAAGGACAATTGTCAGAGATGAATCTCTTTAACGCTAAGCTGCTTTATGCAAACAAGCTTATGCAGGATAAGGGACTCAACAACAAGCAGCAGCGGGCAATTGTTGAGGCACTTGACGGTGCTGAAACGTTGGCAGAGGCTAAACTCCTCTTCCAAAGCCTGACCGCAGCCTTAGGTAAGAACAAGCGTCTTTCCGAAGGCAAGAAGCTCGGTTCGGCGTCGAAATCAACACGGCCTTCTGGCCAACCTCTTAACGAAGGTGTTGGGGCGACCGATCGCTGGGCAGTTTTGGCAGGTATAACCAATCAGAACGACCAGGATTAATTTAACAACCTAACCTTAGAGAGGAAATATTATGTCGTTTACTTTAAATCAATTAACAGAAGGCATCCAGCCCAGAGTTCAGAGCTCGGCTGGAAAGCGTCTGGTTGAGAAGTGGTCGAAGACCGGTCTTCTCCGTGGCCTCAATGAGAGCCACAGAGAGAACATGGCTTCACTCCTCGAAAACCAGGCCGCCCAGCTACTGCGTGAGGCCAGCTCAGTTGGTCTTGGTGGTGGTTCCCCCACAGCGTCCGGTGACCTTGATGGTTTCACCAACATCGCTTTCCCAATTGTTCGCCGGGTTTTCGGTGGCCTCGTTGCCAACGACCTGGTTTCAATCCAGCCCATGAGCCTGCCTTCCGGCCTGCTTTTCTACCTTGACTACACCTATGGTACGGTCCAGGGTGGTGCTGGCGATGCTGGTTCCGCTACTTATAACACCGGTTCTTCAATCTACGGTTCACCTGCAGGTGCCTCCATTCAGGGTGGTGCTGATCAGGTCGGTGGTCAGTATGACCTCGCCGGCGCCGGTTATTCAAGGGTTCACGTGCAGACAACAGCTGCCCCGACATTCATTACTTCAGGTGCTTTCGGCGCCGGTACGACTGTCGATTTGGGTGGTAACCTGTTTGCAACGGGTACCGATGGTAAGTTGCTCCAGTTTGACCCGCAGGTTGCTTCACTCATTGAGACTGATGCTGCCGATGGTCTACTCGACGGCTCCGGTCAGTTCGTTGCGGTTGTTGTCCGAGCAAATAACCTGTCCGTCTCTTCCAAGCCTGTTGACTTCACACTTGTGAAGGAAATCGGTCTCTTTGGAACTGATGGTGGTACCGCAGTTGCTGATTATTCAGCAGTTGACAGCCTTGATGGCAATGGTTTGAACATCCTGAATGTTCGTCGTCTCAACCAGTTGGTCCGCGTTGGTCCTTCTGGCGCAACCGGCGCATCAGTTCAGACAATTACCCCTGTCTCAACCATCACAGATCCTACCGGTGACAATGACATCGGTGTCTTGATGATTGTTTCGGGTGCTAACGCCGCTGGCACACTGGCCACAGACCTTCGCGTGGATTATGTCCAGTCCGCAACATTCACCTCCTCAGAGGGTTCAACGCTCGTCATTCCGACATTCGAGTCTGACTTCGCAACTGATCCCGCTCCGGAAATCCCCGAGATTGACATCAAGGTTGAGTCCATCCCGGTTGTTGCTGAGACCCGTAAGCTGCGTGCCAAGTGGTCACCGGAACTCGCCCAGGATCTTAACGCCTACCACAGCCTTGACGCTGAGGTTGAGCTCACCCAGATTCTCTCCGAGCAGATTGCTCTAGAGATCGACCGTGAGATTCTCAATGACCTCCTGATGGGTGCTGCTGGCGCTAACTACTTCTGGTCACGCGTTCCCGGCGACTTTGTTAACAAGGAGACCGGCGCTACCCCGACATTGGCTACAACGGCCGCCTTCACCGGTACGGTTCGCGAGTGGTACGAGACCCTCGTTGAGACCATCATCGATGTTGGTAACACCATCCACCGTAAGACGCTTCGCGGCGCTGCCAACTTCATCGTGGTTGGTCCGGATGTTGCAACCATCCTCGAGGCTTCGGTCTACTACCGTCCCGCTCTGGACTTTGACGCCCAGGGTCAGGTTGGCACGCCATTCACCATTGGTGCCGAGAAGGTCGGAACCCTGAGCAACCGTTTCACGGTTTACAAGGATCCCTACTTCCCACGCAACAAGGTGCTCGTCGGCTACAAGGGTAACAGCTACCTGGAGACAGGCTATGTCTACGCCCCTTATGTTCCGCTCATCGTCACCCCGACAATCTTCGCGCCAGAGGATTTCACCCCTCGTAAGGGTGTTATGACTCGCTACGGCAAGAAGCTGGTTCGCGCTGACTTCTACGGAACTGTTACGGTCACTAACCTGAACATCATCTAATCAACTTAGGTTGATAAAGATGGGGCCGCCCTTCGGGGCGGCCTTTTTTTATTTAAAATTTATCTTATGTGTTATAATTATCGGTATACCATGAAAGGCTATAATGAAAACCTGTTTGGCGTGTAAGAAAAAATTTGACACCGGAAAGAAATTATCAAATCATTTTAAGAAAGAACATGGGCTCTCACCACAAGAATATACTGTCAAGTATGTGTATAAAGGTAAGAGGCCAATGTGTAAGTCATGTGGTGATGATACCCGTTATGTTGCACTTACGTTCAAAGATTATTGCTCAAAGTGCGCCAAGGTGGCAATGAGAAAAGGCGGCAGAAAGGGAGGTGCCGCACAGGCATGGAATAAAGGAAAAACAAAAAAGGATGACCCAAGAATAAAAGGCCGATTAGGTAAAGATAATTCGTTCTATGGCAAGAAACACACCAAGAAAACACGTGATAAAATAAGGATGACTAAGCTCCTTAACAGGGGTGAACTCAGAAGGCGAATAAATGAACGCAAGGGTGAGTTCAAATTATTGACGCCATTGGACGAATACATTTCCAGACAACGACAGTATCTTGAATTTAAGTGCAAAAAGTGCAAAACAATATCAAGGAAAACACTTCAAGCATTTGAAAGGGGTTCGCTGTGTCCTAAGTGTAATCCGGTAGGTAGTTCACAAGGTGAGGTCGAAATTGCGAATTGGTTGGCTGATGAAATAGGGGTAAAGATTAAACACAAGGACAGGTCCGTTATTGCCCCCAAGGAATTAGACATAACAATACCGGAACATAAATTAGCAATTGAATTTAATGGTTTGTATTGGCATTCAGATAATGGTCGGGTGACGTATGATAAAAGGGCACATTTTAATAAAACTGAATTATGTAAAGAGGCTGGTTGGAAATTAATTCATATATTTTCAGACGAATGGCGCGAAAAACAGGATATATGTAAATCAATGATTCTCCATCGCCTTGGTTTGTCACCAAAAAGAGTTCATGCAAGAAAGTGTACAGTGCGTGAACTTCAGGTTCATGAGCGCCGTGTATTTTTTGCAATGAATCACATATCAGGCGACGTTCCTAGCATAAAATCATGGGGGCTTTTTGATGGTGATACACTGGTTGCTGCTTTATCTGTTAGAAAACCAAGGCAAAAGAAATGGAAGGGCAAATATGAAATTGCGCGCTTTGCCACTCGCCTTAATCACCACATCAACGG